TTCGGCCATATCATAGAAGATTATCATGAAAGATTCCCGGATGCTGTGTTGACTTGTAGAACTAACAGAATTCATCATTTAAGTAAACAATTAGACGGTAAGATAGATGATGAATGCAACGTGAGAGAATTGCTGATCAAAGCTGAAGAACGCAAGCATTTAAGAACCGTAACAGAAATTAAACCAGGCGAAGGGATGAGCGGGTTTCTTATGGTCGTACCTCAAAAAGTATGGCAGAAAGTGTCTTTCGTAGAAAACGGTGGCTGTTTGGGTGTGGATAGTCAATTTAGGATTGATCTTCACAAAGCAGGCATTAAAACTTATATTATGGACGGGGTTTTCGTCTTTCATCAGTACCGGTTATTACATGGTGCCGGGTTTAAAAAACATTTGATATGATTTTTCGTGACGACGACATCTCGAAAGACACCGACTTAAAGAAATTTAAAGCGGTGCATGAGCTTTTTAATAAGTACGGCGTTCTTCATACAGTCGCTTTAATCTGTAAAGATATAGAGCAAAATAAACCGTTATTAAAGTACCTGAAATCTCAAAAGAATATTGACGTACAGGTGCACGCATGGGAACATTTTAATTTCCAAACTGATTTAGAAAAACTTCATACAGAACTTCCGCAAGCTGTTGAAGTCATAACCAAACATTTTAAAAAGCCGACAATCTTATATCCACCCTGGAATAAATCTTCTATTGGCGTTGAAAGAATCGCATGGACAAACGGGTTAAAAGTAATCACGAATAAAATTAGCCTTTCACAATATTTGAGAGGTGTAAAAGGTGATGTAATTAATTTTCATTACTGGAGCTCGGAGTGCGACCAATTAGAAAACGTATTAAAAAAATATACTCAAAATTAAACTTAAAAAAAATGGACTTACAAAATAAAAAAGTATTAAACTTTACTGAAGCCTGCGAGTTTTTGGGTTTAAAAAAATCCTACATGTACAAATTAACATCCAATGGAATCCTACCGTTTTCAAAACCTAACGGAGGCAAAATATTTTTTGACCGTGAAAAATTAGAAACATGGGCATTATCTAATTCAAGTAAAAGTTATTCAGAACGGCAAGTAGATGCAGCGACCAATGTGAGCATAAATCCGGTAAAATTAAGCATACCGTTCAAAAGACGAACAAAATAACAAAATGAAAATTGCACTCATAACCGCCAATATTGGCGGCATAGATGAAATTCATGCACCCGTAAAACAGAAAGAAGATTACGAATTCATCTATATAACAGAAAATACTTTGCTGTTTCCTTTACCAAACTTTAATAACCGGATGAAAGGGAAGTACTTTAAAACACAACCTCATACTTTTTTAGATCATGATATTTTTATTTGGCTCGATTCATCGGTAGAGATTATTGACGGCACGTTTATCACATGGGTATTAGAGAAACTCAAATCACATGAGTTTGTTTGCTCGCTGCATCCCGAAAGAGATAATGTTTACGATGAAATAGATCACATTATAGCTTCAATGAAAAAGGGCAATAAATATCTTTTAGATAGGTATGCGAAGCAGCCTTTTCAACAGGAAAAAGAATTTTATTTAGGCGAAGAAATGCCAAAAGACTATCCGCTTTATAATGGTTGGTTCTATGCCACAAGAAACAATAACAGAATGAATAAAATCTTTGATCAGTGGTGGGAACTTATACTCAGGTATACAAATTTTGATCAAACACAACTTGCTTATGTCCTGTGGAAAAATGATGTTGGTGTGTGTGTGGTAGAGACTGATTTATATTTAATTAGGCATAAACATAAAGAGAATAATCTTATTCCTGAAGTAAATAGTCAAAATAAAAAATAATAATTCATGAATACTTACCATTAAACACGCATGATAGTTGATATTCAAATAATTAAAATTCTTTTAGAAAACGCCTCTTTAAATGATTTAATGGAGGTTCAAGAAATTATTGAAAATAAAAAGCTGGAATTATATCAGGCTGTTAATGAATATGATGAAAAATGTTTACATAAAATTACAAAGGAGGAATTAACCAGACCTCATATTATAGCACTTACACAAAACAGAAGAAATTAATATGAGAGTTTGCTATACCGCCCTCTTTTCAAATTATGAGGAACTCAAAGAACCTCGTGTAATAACTCCCGGATGGAAGTATATATGCTTTACTGATCAGGAACTTAAAAGCAATGTTTGGGAAATTAGAAAAGTGGAACTTATTGACACACCACAACGGATGGCCAGATTCTATAAGATGACAAAATTTTCAGAGTGGGAAAAAAGTATTTGGATAGACGCATCATTTGTGATTGATACAAACCTGGATGATTGGTGGAATAAATATTTCGATAAAGGCTTCGCAGCGCCAAAACATCCATTAAGGAATTGTGTTTATGTAGAATGTATGGACTGTATTATAGCTAAACGAGGCAATAAAGAAGAGGTTCATGCACAAATGGAAGAATATAAAAAGCTGGGCATTCCGGCAAGAAATGGTATCATTCAATCTGGACTTTTAATGAGAGAAAACAAACCTGAAGTGATTGAACTGTGTGAAAATTGGTGGCAAGAACTCAAAACAAGATCAACGCGCGATCAAATAGCGTTTGCCCGTGTAAGCTTAAATTCTGAGGTTGTTCATACTTACCAATGGGATTACCGTAGAGAAAAGGATTTTATTTATAAAAAACATTATAGGCAAAGATGAAAGACACGAGAAATGATAGACCTACCAATATATAGAAATTTCAATAACGATCCAATATATAGAAATTTCAATAACGATCCGGATAATAGTAATGGAGGCTGTTTATTATTAGTGATAATTTTAATAATAGTAATATTAATTATATTATTTGTATGTATATAAAATAAAAAAAATGATAACCCACCACACACAACTACTTAACGCCTTAATTGAAAAGTATAATCTAAAAAGCTATTTGGAAATTGGTGTTCAGAACCCGGCGAACAATTTTGATAAGATTAAGTGTGAATTTAAAGTCGGAGTAGATCCTGAAATTAATGACACTCTTGATGAGGATTACATGTTGTTAAAAAAAGCATCTGACGACTTCTTTAATGGTAAAATAGAGTGGGCGGCGAAACCTTTTTATTTCGATCTTATCTTCATTGATGGTCTCCATCATGCAGACCAGGTGAAACGCGACTTTGAAAACTCTCTTAAATGTCTAAATGATAACGGATTTATTGTTTTACACGATGTTTTACCGGAAAATGAACAAGGGACAAAGGTTCCCCGTGAAACAAAAGTATGGTGGGGTGACGTTTATAAGTTCGCTATGACAATGTATGATTACGGGTATGAATTTAAAACCTTTAATATTGATAATGGATGTATGGTTGTCTCAAAAACGCCGATTATAAGGCCTATTCATCCCAGCAACATAAAATATGACTGGCAAACATTCCAAATGTATAAGCACGTCCTTTTAAGGATAGTGGATGAAGTTGTAATTTGAGGTTATGGAGTTAACTTTTGATACATCTTCAGACAAACAAAAACAAGCTGCAGAGGCGTGGTTAAACCCAAATATCACTGATATAGTTTACGGAGGAAGCAAAGGCGGCGGCAAGAGCTATTTAGGCGCTTCTTTGATTTTTGCCAATGCTTTAACCTACGATGGAACCAGATATTTCATCGCTCGTAAACAACTCATTGACCTTAGAAATCATACCATACCTACAATAGAAAAAGTTTTTAAAGGGTGGGGCATAAAAATATCCGATTACGGAAGATTTAATGGGCAAGACCATTGTTACTATTTTAACAATGGGAGTTCCGTTTTACTCATAGATGCCAAAGATATGCCGAGCGACCCACTATTTGAACGGTTTGGATCAATGGAAATGACACAAGGATGGATTGAGGAGGCGGGAGAATTCGCTGAATCAGCAATGACAAACCTTTCAATCTCAATAGGTAGGTGTTTAAATGATAAATACGGCCTTGTGGGTAAACTTTTACAAACCTGCAATCCAAAAAAAAATTACCTGTATCGCAATTATTATATTCCATGGAAAACAGGCACATTACCGCCAGATAAAGTATTTATTCAAGCATTTGCGCATGAGAATAAAAAGAACGAAGCAGGCTATGTTGACAGGTTAAAAACGCTCCTAAAAGGGATTGAACGCGAAAGATTACTCGAAGGGAATTGGGAATATTCCAGCGACGCCAGTAGCTTAATCGAATATGACAAAATACTAGACATTTTCACCAATACCCACGTACCTCACGGGAAAAAATATATCACTGCCGATATTGCCCGGTTAGGTGGTGATAAGATCGTCATTATTGAATGGGATGGATGGAGAGGTAAAGTAAAGCATTATACAAAACAAGGCTTAGATATTACCGGCGCCAAATTAGAAGAATTACGTTACAAGTTACAGATAGGCAATTCAGAAGTCCTTGTTGATGAGGATGGAATGGGCGGTGGAATCGTTGACTTCCTGAAATTTAAAGGCTTTGTAAACAACTCTTCACCACTTGCAGCACCCAACGGCCCGGTGGACGATAACGGTAATCCTATAAAAGAAAATTACGACAATTTAAAGAGCCAATGTTACTTCCGTATGGCTGAACGCATCAACCGTAATGAATTATATTTGGAATGCGATTCAGATGAAGTAAAACAATGGATCATAGAGGAACTGGAACAAGTAAAACAAAAGGCGTTGGATAGCGATCTAAAAAAGGGTGTCGTTCCTAAAGATAAAGTTAAAGAACTGATAGGACGAAGCCCTGATTTTTCAGATGCCATCATGCAGCGCGAGTGGTTTGAATTAAAACCAAAAAAAGTTTGGGCATGGGCATAGAATTGTGGATAATTGATTCTGATGCTATTGTGATAATAGATTAAATTCGTTGTAAAAAAACAATGATAAAAATTAATCAAAGCACATTCGAGTATAACGGTAAAAAGTACCGCGCATCAAAAACAAATAAAAAGTATTATTATTCAGATTATCGAGAAAATGGCAAGCGTAAAAAAGCCGCGTTACATAGACAAGTGTTTATTGATAATTTCGGACCAATACCGGAAGGTTTTGACATTCACCATAAAGATGAAAATACGGAAAATAATGAGTATTGGAATTTAGAAGCGATTAATGCAGGGGATCACAGGAGTGAACATCAGAAAAAAAGAATGCAAGACCCTGATTATCGGAAGAGGAAAATTGAGTATTTAGTTAATAATGTAGATAAAGCCAGACTTTGGCATAGTTCATCCGAGGGTAAAAAGTGGCATAAGGAACATGGTATTAGATCATGGGAGTTAAGAACGAAAATTACGAAAGAGTGTAAATTGTGTAAAGAAAAGTTTGATACGTTCAGGCCAGATGCAAATTTCTGTTCTAACAACTGTTGGCAAAAAAATAGGTATAAAGAAAAAGCGGGATTTGAGAAAAGGGTTTGTATTCAGTGTGGGCGTGAATTTGATGTAAGAAAGAACGAAAAAAATAAATCATGTTCCAGAAAGTGCGCTGGTTTATTCAAGACAGGGAAAAAGAAAAAAAAGTATTTAACTTAAACCAAAAAAAATGTGGGCATGGGCATAAAATGGCGCAAACTACTTGGTATTGATACCATCACTAAGTCTATGCCTCCAATGCAGACTTATGCATGGATAGGTGGTTATCCGGTTTACAACGCTTCAGACACGATTCACAATATCAATAATGGTTATGTAGGAAGTGAGGATGTTTACTCGATTGTTCGCAGGATAGCCCGTACAGCCGCGATGATTCCCTTAAAAGTGTACACGGTTAAAGATGACGCTGCACTAAAAAAATATGAATTTGCCACACAACAAAAAAACTTTAATACTCAAACTTTACTTAGAAAACAATTCTTAAAAACTAAGGCACTCGAAGAAGCCGGTTCTGATAATCCCCTTCAAAAACTTATCGACAATCCAAATCCATCGTATCCGGCTACTGAATTCTTTGAAGGAGCTTATACTTTCAGGCTGATTACCGGCAATACTTATATCCATGCTCCTTTATTAGACTTCGGCGTCAATGCAGGCAAACCGATTGAGATGTGGCTCACACCTTCACAGTGGGTATCCTTGCAGGTAAGCGATGAATGGCCACGAAGAATTATAGGTTACCGGTTGCAAATGGCAGAACTAGTTCCGATTCCTATTGAAGAAATGATTCATGTACGGTACTTTAACCCTCAATACTCTTATGTAGGAAATGAGTTGATCGGAATGTCGCCGTTAAGAGCGGGATCTAAGATTCTCGACAGACAAGCCGCAGAAACTGATTACTCTGTAAACGCTTTTCAGAATTCCGGCATCAGTGGCATTGTGTGGAATGAAGCAATGAGAAGTGAAGATGTAGAAACCGGTGCACTCGGAAAGATGAAAGCCGACTTCTATAATGAAGCTGCAGGTGTTCATAATGCACGGAAACTTTTATTCATGGCCGGTAAGATGGGATATACTCAAATCGGACTGGGGCCGGTGGACATGGAAGTACTTGCTTCAGAGGTGAAAACCTTTAAAAAGCTCTGTAATATTTACGGCGTTTCTGACCGTCTATTTAATAACGATGCAACAGGATCAGAAATAAGTGTGGATATTGCTTATAAAGACTTGTTCACGAACGCTGCACTCCCTGAAGTTTATGCTTTAAGAGATGCGCTAAACGCATTTCTAACGCCGAAATTCAGCGACAAACAAAAATATTATATTGATTGTGATATAACCGGCATTACAGAGCTTCAGGATGATATGCTCGACATGGCCACTGTATTTATGAATCTTCCTGTGATGAATCCTGGTATTATTGCAAAGGCATTTAATTGGGATTATGATGATGATCCAAATATGAATAAATTTTTCATTAAGCAAGGTTATCAATCTATTGAAGATGCCCTTTCCGGAGCAATACAACCTTTACCCATCGACACACCAAACGGATTATGATAACAGACCAAGAAAATAAAACGATTGAAGCGATTGCATTAAAGTATATCAGGAAATCTGACTGTAAACTTACGGAAGCAGCCAATATCGAATTTCGCAAAGGACTAAAAAAGAGAATTATTGAACTATTAGAGAAAAGAGACCAAACCAAACCTTTTCAACCCGTCTTACAAATGAAATGAAACGTCAAGATTATTACAGACAATTTGAACATTTCCAACAAAACAGGGAAAAACATTTTACTAAAAAGATATTGAACGCTTTAAAGATTCAGTACAGTGAGTTTTTACAATCATTCAAAATAGGTGGGCCGGATGCACTCCAATCAATCACATCAGCGCCGATCCGAAATGTACTTCACGAACTTTATTTGGATTCCAGGCATTACGGATCTCTCGTGTATTCTCAACTACCCAAAGCACCTAAAACGCAAAAGAGACGCGCACCAATGGGTTTTAATGAAGAATTTATAAGAATGATGAATGATTATTTCGAATCCGAGATATTAACCGTGTGTGAAGGGATCACTAAAACAACGCGTGAAATAATTCAAGAAGAGCTCACACAAGCCACAGAGGAAGGCCGCAATCTTAATTGGATTGAAAACGAA